CTTATAGAAGATGAAAAGTTTGCTGCAGGAATTAACTTAAGTACACTTACTTCTAATTTTGGAGAAAATGTTGCAGCATTCTTTGGAAATCAAAATGGGTTAAAAATATATGTTGGTGGAGATGAAGTAGCAGCAAATACCTTTAAAGGAAAAATATATTCATTTGGAATGTCAACATCCGTCAATGCTTCAGAAATATCTTCACATTTTACAACCTCTGGTTTTGCAATAGAAGAAGATGCGGTAAGTTTGCTGGCACATACAGCAAGTTATACATTACTTCCATCTCAGGCATATGAAACATTCTTCTTAGACATTGGAGTTTCTGGATACTGGGAAGACTATCTACCCCTATCCTATTTTGCTCAATTTGTTACAAACGATATTGGCAATGAGTTTTATGACTTAGATTTTTTACAATTTAACTTAGGCTACCCATCACCATCAAGATTAACAGAAAAAGAAACAACATCTTCTTGGACATACGGAACCCTAAGAGATGTTTATTCAAATCCAACACAAAGAACATACTCGCAACTAGATAATAATCTATTTACGGGATGGAATAACTATGAAGACATGGCTCAGAGAGCAGCAAAATATTATGAATACGATACTTCAGATGCATCAGTTAAAAGTTATATAACTCTTCAATATATAACAGAGGGAGCCAATGCTCCACAGGATAGTTTTACTACAATTGAACCAGCAAAGCAAGGATCAATCATTGATATTGATTTATATCCAGATTGGCAAACAACCAAGTTTGAAGTTGTAAACAATACTTTAATCTATCCTACAAAAACTGTTGACTTTAATGAACTTGCACTTGTTTACCATTTGGAGTTTAATGTAAGAGGAATTCTAAGTAAGCCAATCTCTTTGCGTAGATTAGAGTTAGCATCACAAGCATTAAGTGATAACTCCTTTAATCCTATTGGCACAAGATTTGGCGTTGACTTATTTCCATACAAGAGATCAGGCATATATTATGACTACAAATCAAAAAACCCATTCAGCATTTATAAAGGAAGCACCCCTTATCTATATCTAACACGCAACTCTGGCATTGAGGTTCGTGGAGACTTTGATCCACTTGTTAGCCGTGGCATTGCTGTTCCAATGAACCAATCGCAGGCTGCAAACTATAGCGTTAGCGCAATGCAAATGTGGATGAGATATGATGAAGATACATTCCCATCAACTCCAGTAGAGTTATTTGAAATTGATTATAAAGAAGATACCATAAAGTTTTATATTGTTGCTGATAGCGAAAAGGGTACCAGAGCAAAGATATTTGCTAAGTCATTGCTCACTGGACTAGAGTTTAATGGATTGACATATTACCTAAACGGAACTCTTGTTAGAGAGCCAGTGTTAACAGTCAAGGAGTGGTCTGTTTTAGGTCTTGCATTTGCAGAATCCCTTAACCTAGATTACTACCTTGGTGGAATTAATCTAAATGGTCCAATGATATTTAATAACGTAGCCTACTATCAAGCAAACAATTTGCAACAAGTTCAGAGAACATTAACAAGGCCATGGCTAAGAGTTCAAACTGATGGGGTTACAAACTTTCAGTGGAATTACTGGAGAAATAACTTTGTTTGGGAAGGTGTTCTCGTAATTTCAGCCTCAGATGCATATGGAGTTAATCCATCAGACATTTATAAGACATATTTAGGAACTAATAAGATTATTATTGATGATGATGGCGGTATGAATATAGATCTTGACAGATTAAGAATCTATAACACTGTTTCTTGGCAGACCACTACCAACACAGCCGTATAATCTGCTATACTTGTGGTTATGGAATCGTTAATTAACCCAAAAACTGGTAAGCCATATGTCAAAAATGTACGTCGCAAGGTAATTGAAAAGCATTATGACTGGGGTTTATATGTATATAAAAAGTCAAACGGTAAGTGGTTTACAGATGATGAAGGTTCAATCTTAAACATACCTGCTGATCGTGGAGATCTTTCAAAGATTTCTGAACTCAGAAGCGCAGCAATATCACATGGAGATGATGGTGAAGGCAAGGCGGTTTTTGTTCCAGGGCTACATAGAATTAGCGAAGAAGAGTATTCAGAACAAAAGGAAAGACTTAATGCTGGTTTGATTCCTTCAATGAACGACCTTGGTGCCTGGCATGCAGCGCAACAAACACTAGACAAACATGGAAGAGATTCATACGAAAATGGCTGATCAAGAATATGTACGTGCAGGATTAAACACGCAAGAGCGTGATGACAATATTTTTAAATCTCAAGATCCGTTCAATAAACCTTGGGAAAACTTAAAAGATTATGATGGTCTTGATCAAAACTTCCGTCGCAGAACAACTCGCAACATGTCAAAGTACGTTAATCCAGAAGGTAATGAAGCATATCTAAATGCTGCAAATGTAACTCCATCAGGAGTTGACTCTGGATCAAAACAGATTAATCCTGGAACTGTATATCGTAATGGATACGGTCTATTTGATGTAATTACACCACCATATAATATGTATGAGTTGGCTAACTTTTATGACACATCTTTTGCTAATCATGCTGCAATTGATGCCAAGGTAGAAAACGTTGTTGGTCTTGGATACCGATTTGATGTTACCGATAGAACTATGCTACGTTTTGAAAACAATGATGACCAAGCAGCAGTTGATCGTGCACGTCGTCGCATTGAAAGAATGAAGATTGAACTACGTGACTGGCTAGAGAATCTTAATGATGATGACAGTTTTACAAAAACAATGGAAAAGGTTTACACAGATCTTCAGGCTACTGGAAATGGATTTATTGAAGTAGGAAGAACTGTAACTGGAGAAATTGGATATGTTGGTCATATTCCAGCAACTACTGTTCGTGTTCGTCGCCTTCGTGATGGATTTGTTCAAATTATTGGACAAAAGGTTGTTTACTTTAGAAACTTTGCTGCAAAGAACCCAAACCCAATGGGAACAGATCCACGCCCTAATGAGATTATTCATCTTAAAGAATACTCTCCATTAAATACATTTTATGGAATTCCAGATATTATTGCAGCAATGCCATCTCTAGTTGGAGATCAACTTGCATCTCAGTATAATATTGATTACTTTGAAAACAAGGCTGTTCCAAGATACGTTGTAACCCTTAAGGGAGCAAAACTTTCAGGGGATGCAGAAGATAAGATGTTTAGATTCCTACAGACTGGACTAAAGGCTCAGTCACACAGAACCTTGTACATACCACTTCCAGGCGATACTGATACCAACAAAGTTGAGTTTAAGATGGAACCAATTGAAAATGGCATCCAAGATGGCTCATTTAAAGAGTATCGCAAGCAGAACCGTGATGACATTTTAATTGCTCATCAAGTTCCAATGTCCAAACTTGGTGGAGCAGATTCTGGTGGAATAGCAGCAGCATTATCACAGGATCGTACATTTAAAGAACAGGTATCTCGTCCAGCACAGAGACACCTTGAAAAAATTGTCAATAAGATTATTAAAGAAAAGACAGATATTCTTGAACTTAAGTTTAACGAACTAACCCTAACGGATGAAATAGCCCAGTCACAAATTCTTGAGCGATATGTTAAAACTCAGGTTATGACTCCAAACGAGGCTCGTGAAAAGTTAGACTTACCACAAAGAGCAGATGGCGATGAGCCATTTGTTATGTCTCCACGACAAGCAACTGACGCTAGAGCAAATTTAGCGGGTACACGTCAAAGAGATGCAGAAAGAACAAATAACAACTCTGACTCAACTACTACAGTGTCTGGACGCAATCCACAGGGTGAAGGCAGAGCGTCTCAATAGTTGAGAAAAACTTATAAATAAATGCTATAATAGAAACGTTATGTTAACAAACAAGGCTCATTGGGTAACTGAAGGTGACAATGTTCGCCTCTCAATGCCCATCGGAAAAGTAGATATTGAACGCCGTATGGTGTCAGGCTTTGCAACGCTTGACAACGTAGATAAGCAGGGCGATATTGTAACAACGGAATCTAGCGTTGAAGCATTTAAAAACTTTCGTGGAAATCTTCGTGAAATGCACCAACCATCAGCCGTTGGAAAGATTGTTTCATTTAAAGAAGATAAGTACTTTGATCCAAGCGACAAGAAATTTTACAGCGGAGTTTATGTATCTGCATACGTTTCAAAGGGTGCACAAGATGCATGGGAAAAGGTTTTAGACGGAACTTATACTGGTTTTTCAATCGGTGGAAACATTAAAACATGGGACGATGCCTACGATGAAAAAATGGATAAGTCAATCCGTGTAATTAAGAATTATGAACTACATGAACTTTCTTTAGTAGATAATCCAGCAAATCAATTTGCTAATATTGTATCTATTGAAAAAGTAAACGGACAAAATGTTGTTGGTGGATATCTATCAAAAGCAGAAGTTGAAAATGTATTTTGGGATTCAGAAAGCGGTATCGTAATGATATCAGACGCTGAATCAGCAGTAAGTCCAACCAATGGCAACAAGATGCAAAACATAGGTTTTATAGAAAAAAATGATAAAGAAAATACAGAAATGATAAAATTCTTAGTTGATAGTGCTAAAGGCATTAGTACAATTAAGATTACTAAGGAGGTAAATCCCATGACAGAATCAACAGAAGCAGCAGTAGACGCTGTAGTTGAAAATGCAGAGGTTGCTCCAGAGGCACAACCAGCAGAAGTTGTAGAGACTCCTGCAGTTGCTGAAGAAGTTGCAGTTGCTGAGGAAGCACCTGTAGCGGAAGCAGTTGACG